GGGTGCCTTGAGCAGCGCCCTCGATGTAGTTGAGCGGGTTGACGGCAGCCCCGGTGGCGCCCTCGGCCAAGGCACTGCCAATCATGCCTGCAGCGGCATCGACCGATTGCGCGATGGTGTTGACCCAATCGGTCTGCTTGGTCTTGTTGTACTCCTTGAACAGATCGAACTGCTCGCGGGTAGGAACGAAGTCAGGGTTCTGCAATGCCTGCGCCACGTCCTCGCCAGTAGGCGGGAACTGGTCGGCAAGAATGCGTTGAGCTTCCTCAGGGTTGACCGAGTCAGGAAACTCGACCACCTGAGCACCGACCTGCACCTGGTATGGCATAGACTATTCGAACTTCTTGGTCAGCGGATTGTAACGAAGAACACCACCGGCACGGCCTCCAGCAGCGGGTTGCTGTTGCGTCGGCTTCAGCACCTCAAGCCCGATGGACTTGGCCTTCGACTCGATACCGCTTCCGGCACGCTCCAACAATGACTTCAACGACTTCACGTTGGAAGATTGCAGCGAGAAGATATCGGTCGGATTGCGCACGATGTTCTCCAGCAGCTTGCGGTCGCTGTCGGTGACCGTGCCAGGGCCGATGATGTCCAGACGCAAAGCACCTTGAGCAGCACGCGACAGTTGCTCTGCCTCGGCTTTGATCTCAGGCGTCTGCTGCATGGCCTTACCCATCTGCGCGATCTCCAGCAGGCGCTGGATGTTGCGACGGCTTGAAAGCACGTTGGAATACTGATCTCGGAAGTCAGTCGCTTCCTTCTCAGTAGGGGCAGTGCCACGGAACTCCGGGAAATCAATGGTGACGCCGCGCAGCTTGAGCATATCGCCGATGTCAGCTTTCGGGGCCGGAACGAACTGCTCCTTGTCTCCGAAGCGAACGACGGCGCCCATCGTGCCAACGGGTTCGACGGTGGTAGGCCGCATTGTTCCGGTAGCCTCAAGCGCCTTGGTAATGGCATCGACATTGACCGGAACGTTGAGCTTTCGGAACACGTCGACGGCTTGCTTGAAGCGATCCTGATAGCCAACGGGTTGCTCGACCTGCGTCGGAACCATCTCGGTGTAGGTCTCTTCGACACCCGCAACAGCTCCACCTGGTGGCACCTCAATTGTCGGCTCCTTTAGACCCAGATTGCTGACCGGCTTTTCCACCGGAGTGTATTGCGTGATGGTCTGCGTCGTCGGAATGGACAGCACCTGCCCCAAAGCCTGCCCCAGGTTCTGCTCAAGCTGCGCCCGGCGCTGGGCTTCGGAGAGCTGGAACTGACCAAGCGCCAACTGCTGACGGGCAGCCTCATCGGTAAGCTCCCGAGCACGCTGCTTGTCAGCCCGATCCAGATAGAACTCGGCGTTCAGCAGTGTGGCCTTCTTCTGCGGGATGGACATCGACGAGAACTTCTCGATGTCGCCGAGCAGCTTCGACTCGGGCGTGTTCTTGTCCATGATGTTGCCGCTCTGGGCAACGGTCTGGAGATACGGAGCCAGCGACTCAAGGCGTGACGTCAGGAACTCATTCTCAGCCTTGTTCTGCCCATAGCGCTGCAACGACTCGCCAATGGCATTGCCGATAGCCTGCACGCCTTGGCCGATGTTGCGGCCGGCCTGAGCGTAGGCCTCGATGTAGCCCGAAGGCACAGCAGAAGGTCCACCGCCTTGATATCCCGCAGAATAGCCGTAAGTCGCCATAGATTAGCCTCCGAAGAGTTTACCGAAACCACCAGCAGAGCCAGCACCACTGAACAATCCACCACCGATGCTTCCAAGAGCACCGAGGCCGCCACCGATTAGACCAGACGTAGCAGAAGCACCGGCAGCCCGAGCAGCACCAATGGCCTGCTGGTTGCCTGCGTAGATGTTCGCAGCATAGGCGCTCTCCGGGTTGAAGAGCTGGCCCGGGTTGAAGCCCTGGGCTTGACCGAGGAAGCCCTGAGATCCGGCAAAGGCCTGAGAAGGCCGTCCTAGCACCTGCTGGAATACGTCGCCATAGACTCCCTGTCCGGCCTGCAAGGCGCCCATAGCCTGCTGCTGGCGCTGCTGCTGCAGACCGGCAGACACAAGCTGCGAGCGCAAAGCCTCTTGGAACTGCGCATTGGGGCCGCCAGCCATGCCCCTAGCAGCCAATCCGGCACGGGCCTGCTGCTCGGCCATACGCTGCTGGTCGGGCGTCAAACGGCCTCCAGCCAACAGGCCGGAAGTGGCGTTTCTGGCCAGAATGTCAGCGATTTGCGCCTGCTCTGGCGCAGCACCACGAATGGCCTCACGGGCTTGAGGTCCAAGACGGGCAATGTCGGTAATATCGCCAGCACGGGAACGGCTACGGGCAGCCGCCTCAACCTCGCCCATCGTCGGCGCGATCTGCTCCTTGTAGAGCTGCAGCAGCTCCGGGGTAGCCTGTCGCAACAGGTCGATCTGTAGCGCTTGGTACTTGGGCGCGAACTGAGCCTCCGCAGCGTACTTCTGCGGCGCCAGCTCAAGCTGGGTGCGAAGCGTGTCCGCGGTCTCTTGGGCGTAGTTGCGTGCTGGAGGAGCTTCGACTGTCATAGATGCTTGGATGCCACCTTGAAGATCGGCATAGAACCTTTCTTGTAGGTGGTCAGTTTACCGTTTCGATAACCGATGGCCGGCAGAATCGCCGACTCAGGCCGGTCGTGGAAGAACTTAGCCGCTACTGCCATGGCAAACACCGCGCAATCCGCGGCGAATTGATGCCAGTACCAGTGGTCGCCATTGGGATCGCTTGATTGCCATTCCCATGCCTTCGGCTCTGCACCCATCTGGCGCCAGCCTACCAACACGGCCACCACTTTCTCGTCCTGTGTGGCGATCTTGAGCGTGCCCTGCTGCGCGTGGAACAGCACATAGTCCTCCACGGCCTCACGGGTCCAGCCCTTGAAGCTGTCCGGGAGCTTACGCAGCAGGTAGTCTGTGATCGGTTTGATCATGCTCAGTCTTGTGGCTGCACTCGGGTCTGGAACAAATACACGTCGCACTGTTGTCCAGCACCTGTAACTGTATCAAATGCTCTGGCAGTGATGTAGATGAACAAATACGAGCTCGCACCCGGGAACACAGACTGCACCGTGAATGGCGCTGTGTAGGTGTTGAACGCCGAGGTGTTCTCGATTGTCCTCAAGTAACCAGGTTCCGAGTTGATGTCGAACTTGATCGTCGTTGTAGGAGGAACAGGCCTGCCATAAAGGTCAGTGATCGTAATCAGCGTGACCGCAGGATTGATAATCGTGTTGAGACTCTCTGGGTCGAGCGTCGAGCTGTTGGAATAGATGATCGGAAACGTCGTCCCAGTCGGGACCGGCGCTCCTTCATTGAACCAGGCAGCGTGCATCAGGCGTTGAAGTTGGCGATTTGCTTGCCGTAGACGTTCGAACCGATGCAGGTGAACACGAACAGGTCGGCCTTGTTAGCGCCAGTCGTCAGCGTCGGTGTGCTTCCGGCCTGCCACTGCATCGTCTTACCGCCAGAAGCCGAGAAGGTCGCAGTCAGCGTACCTCCGGCAGTCTGCTTCACCTTCACCAGCACGGTCTTGCCGTCGTCGTTGGCACCGAAGGTCAGCGTGACAGCCACGTTGCCGGTAGGCGTCAGATCCCAAGTCAGGCTTGTACCGACATTGACGGTCGGTGTGGTCGAGCTGCTGGTCTGCGGAGCCGTCGAGAGCTTGGCCGATGTGACCGAGTTATCCTTCAGGCGGATCGTGGTTCCGCTGGTCTCAATCGTGGTCTCGTCAGGAACCAACGAAAGCAAGGTCTTGGTCTGAGCCACCGTCAGGTCGACCGGAGCCGCGCTGCTGCCGGTGTTGTTTCCCTTGATGCTGTTGGCAGCCATCGTCGCCAACTTGGCGTTGGTCACGGAAGCATCGGCCAGCTTGCCGGTGGTGACCGCCAAGTTCTGGATGGCCGCGGTGTCGACCGTGTTGGCGCCGATGGTCAACGTGCCGCCATCGACCGTGCCGGTGATGTCCACCGTCGGGGTGCCGAGCAGGTTGAGCGTGGCCGCCGACAGCGTGGTCGAAGGCGTGATCGTGGTGCCTGGGGTGACAGTTACAAAGAGAGGCATAGGTCAGACGTCGTTCTTGCCGTACAAGCGGTATGGAACACCGATTGCCTTGGCAGAGTAAATCTCAAGGGATCCCTGCGTGGTGGTTATCTGGGGCTGCATGGCCGTGCTGTGCTTCTTCAGGCGCCCCTTGTGCGTGTAGAACTGGTGCAGGCCAGCCTTCCAGCCGTTGGTGCGGCAGCTAAGGACAGGCAGAGTCGAGTAATCCTCGCGGTAAGGATTCAGGAAGCTGTCCCCAAAGTTGTTGGGATTGTAGCTGCCGGAACCGTAGGTGTAGTACTGCGTGCGGTCCTTGGTCTGGTTGGTGGCCACCGTGTAGGACTCGTTCACGCCGTCCAACAGCACCTCAATCGAGTACGAGGTGTTCCAGTTCCCGAGCTCAAACTGAACGTCGGTCCACTGCTTGTTGTCGACGTCGTTCTCCCCTGTGTATCCGCGGAACTTCACCTCGGTCTCGATCTGGTACAGCACTCCGGTGCGGTCGACATCGTACAGCAGCAGGGCGTCGAACTGGTGGATCAAGCCACTCTCATCCGCCCAGCACAGCGTATCGGTGCCGGCAACCACCACGCGGCAGAAGTACTTCGGAACAAGCAGGTCACCTTCCCAATAGCCCTCCCAGGCAGTATTCAGGAAGTTGTACACCAACGTGCGGGTGTTGGTGCCGTCACCACCCTCAACAGGCACACTTAGGATGTAGCGGTTGCTGAAGTAGGTTGCCGTCGACTTGTTCCAGTTGGCTTGGTCGATCTCGTTGACGATGTTCTGGATCTGGTCAGACAACGGGATGACAACCGACTGGCTGATGCCGAACTCGGTCTGCTTCAGGCTGATCACGCCGCGCTGGCTCAAGAAGATGACGTCGGAACCAGTGCCTGCGATAGAGGCCTGAGACACGCAGCCGAACTCCCGTGTGATCTCGGTCAGCCGAGTGGTCGACAGATCGCCGTAAAGGTTCTCGACGGCCAGCACCGAGCGCTCCTTGAAGACCAGCAGCGTCGTGCTGTTGAAAGGATACAGAGCCACCACCTTGTCGTTGGAGCCGGTGTTGAGCTTGAACTCGTTCAGCACCGGGCTGTAGTGCAGCGGATCGAGCACGTCGGAAACGGCCAAGTAGTCGTTGCCGTACAACAGCAGCAGGCGGTTCTGGAAGTAGAGGCCCTCTCGGGCCGGAGGCACCGATGCACCCGATGCATTCGACCGCTTGATCGTGCCCGAGACAGCAGTGCTTGAGATGTCGACCAACGTGGAAGGCATCGTGACCGTCCCTTCGAACGAGGCCGAATATCCGGTGCCGCCACTGTTGATGGTGACCGAGGTGACCTTGCCGTCGGTGATCGACAGCGTGATTGAGGCCGTGGTGCCACCTCCCGGCGTGTCTACGTTGACGGTTGGTGCCGTCAAATAACCTTCGCCCTGATCAAGGATGGTGTAGCTCGTGATTACGCCAGCGGTCGACGTGAACTGGATCCGCGCACGGGTCGCAATGTTCAACGAGTCGGTCTCCTCGGTGGTGCCGGAGAACAGCTTCAGCGTGTTGGGATCGACCGGGTAGGTATAGTAGATCTTGTTGGAGATTCCAGCACCACCGCCGCTCGTGTTCGACAGCGTGACCTGGTCGCCTGGAACGAAGTTGTGGTTGTAGACCGTGATCGTGTCCGCGGTGTTGTCCGAACCAACAATCGACAGCACCGACGGGATGCGATTGAAACCGGCATCAAGGGCCGACGGGTAGGTCGCATTGCCCTGCATCATAATGGGCATCCCGTCGTTCAGATTGTTGGCGATGTCCTGCGCGATATCGTAGCCGGTCGTATTGCTCGCCAGCTCGACGTAATAGCGCCCGTTTGGGTCCGGGTTCAACGGCAGCGGATTGGTCGCAGCACGCGCATCGGCCAACGTCAGGTACAACGAGATCTCGGTGTTGACCACGTTGATGTAGAGCTGGAAGCCCTGGCCGGAAGTCGGGGCACCAGACCAGATCGGGGTCGCAGTGCCGATCTGCGTCACCGTCACGATGTCGCCGGTCGACAGGTCTGGCACCACGTTCAAATTGATCTGATAGCTGTCCTCGGTGCTCAGTACGTTGGAGTTCTCGGTCAGGATATCGCCGCCGTCTTCCTGCAGCACAGAGTCGGCCACCGCAGATCCGCCGCTGAAGTAGTAGCGAGCATTCCCCGGGCGCAGCATGACAACGCCGTTGGTGGCCTGAATCAGACGCACCGGAGCGTAGATGTCATGCCCGTTCATAGGCACCTCGGCAGGCGATTGGTTGGGTCGAACCAACCAGACCTTGCCTTGTCCGCCATCAGAGGTGCGCTTTTCGTTGACCGCAACCAAGAGTGCGTTGGCGCCGGTGTCGGGATCGCGGTACGGCAGCACACCAAGGATCTCGGTGAACGGCGCCGTCGATGCATAGAAGCGCACCGTCTTGTTGGCAGGAGTCGGTGTGAACGAGAACGACTGCGTCGAAAATGTCGCGTTGGTGTTGTCGTCCAGCGTGCAGATCGTGCCGGTAGGAAAGATCAGCGTACCAGCAACCGGATCGCAAGTGATCTGCGAGTTGGCCGGAATCTGTGAACCCGAGACAGGCGTGGCCGTGGATGAGCCGCTCGCCAGATTGATGACACGGTCGCCAGTCGTCCACCGGCCGCCCCATTTCGGCTGGACGATGCCCCAGCGGTTCTTGATGACGTTGTCTTCGAACCGGCGGTTGACCGCCTCCGACACATAGGACTCAGGCAGCAGCGCAGGCTCGATGCGTGAGAACACGCCGCGGAACCCGTCGTCGATTGCGATAGTCTGTGGGAAGTCGGGCATGGTCAGCGTCCGGGTACGATGATCTGGCGCACATACTTCTCCTGCAACGCAACCTTGTCGATCTCCTTGGTCAGCTCTACCTCGCCTAACTCAAGGAACTGGTTCCCAAGGTCGATCTTGCCGTCGACCCGCAGCATCTGGCCGGCAGCTTTCAGCGCACAGATCTCGCAGAAGCGATACGGGAAGGCATAGGCACTAGCCTCCGCGGCATTGGCAAGCAGCGGCGGCACCTTGCGGAACTCCAGCCACACATACGGCAGGTCGTTCTCAACGAGGATGCCGTCGTCGGTGAATGTGTAGGTGACCTCCTGCTGGCGCCATGTCACCCGAGGGTCGGCAGGCCACGCAGAGAACGTCTCGCCAATGGTCACAGCCCGGGTAGTGCCATCTGGGTTGGTCGTCTGCGAGACGTTGCGCAGGAACTTGTTCAGGATGCCCCAGTAGGCCGTGTTGGTCGGGACAGTGCCGGCCGGAGCAATGGCGTAGAGCTGGTAGTACTCCTGCGTCACAGGGTACAGCACGATCTGTCCGATGGTGTAGGACGTGGTGCTATCCCAGTTGCCGTCGCTGTTGCCGTAGGATGGCAACGCCTCGCCCCAATAGATTGAGTTGAGCGTGCCGTTGGGGCCGCCAGTGGTCGGGCTCTGGCCTGCGCCCGGCGTGATGTTGACCCACTGGTAGTACTTCTCCTCGACCGGGAAGTACACCACGTCACCGGCGCTGTAGGTGTCCTGGTAGGAATAGGTCGGCGCAAAGAACTCCTGCTGATACACGGTTTGCTCAGGCCAGTCGAAGCACTCCCAAGCGCTCCGTAATGACATCGAGATGAACGTACGGAAGAAGTTGGACTCCTCGGTCGTCAGCGTAGAGAAAACGCGCCCAGTGAGTTCACAGGCGCGTTGCAGGACGTAGTCGTAGGTTACGGTTCTCATTTATTTCCACGCTGCGCACGACCAATACTTGGCCGATAGTTTCGATCCCGGATTGTCGCAACCGTGACGGGCACGGAACGACTTCTTGTGCTCTGGCAAATGAGCTTTGATCGTCATCTCAGGATCACCGAAACGAACCAAGGCAACCTTGTCGCCTTCCTTGGCGAGCACAGCGAACTTCTTCGACTCGCCGGGAGTGCGCTTGGGCTTGTTGTAGCCCGAGAACTTGTTGCCCTTGTAGTTGATCATTTTGGCAGTGCGTACCATCCAGCAGGGATGACGACCGTGGACGGCCCCACCAGCTTCTTGTTCGAGTCGAACGAATAGACGCTGGCCTTCGTAGGCTTGGCCAGCATCACCGGATCACCGTGCGGCACCATCACCACCTTCGTCTGCTGGCAGCCCAGGCAGATCGGCAATGCGATCAGCCAGATCAGCCTTGAGCTGCTCAGGTGCTTTGCCGTGTTGAACATCGGTGGGTGGTGTTTCTCTGAACCAGTCGAGCAGGGCCTTGAGAATCTGGTAGATCCAGTTCACTCGGGCTTCTTCTCGGTCTCCTTGGCATCCTTGGCCATGATCAGGCCGAAACCGGCAGTCGCCGCGGCAATGGTCGAGGCCAGGTCGACAGTGGTCGAAGGATCGCCGTCGAAGAGAGCCTTCAGAGCGCCGCCAATGGCAACGAGGATGGCGCCGATACCGGCCAGCGTAGTCTTGGTGTTTTTCATTTCTTGAAGAAGAGCTTGTAGGCGCCGTAGAGCGCACAGATCAGACCAACCACAGCAGTCGCCAGTCTGACCCAATCGGTCAGCACCGGGATGAACGATGCCGCCGTAGCACCGGCAGCGGCTGCAAGTGAGATGATCGGGCCGTTGGTTCCTGCGTGATTGGTCGCGTCCATGGTGTTACTCGGGCTTGGCTTGGGCAGCGTTGAGGATCAGATCGACGAGCGGGAGAGCGGCGCGAGCGTTGGCCACACCACCGGCCTTCACAGCAACGTCGATGAGCTGGAGCAAGCTATTGGCCTGCTCCTGAGTGAGTTTGATCGTGATTTCCATGTCAGGCCGCAGTGTCGGAAACGACGGGCTGATCCGCAACCAAAACCGGCGTCACCTGAGGCAGCATCGGAGGCACGATCATCTCGGGCTGGGGCGGAGGAACCGGCGGCAACCACGGCAGCGGAGGAGCGATGACCGGAGGGTTGATCTGGTCAGCGATCTGCGCGGAGACGTTCGCTTCGATGGCGGTCTTGTCCACGCCGTTGGCGAAGCACCACCCCAGCACCTGCTGCTCGGTCAGATCAGGATATGGCGTGAAGGCCTCCGTAGGAGGCGCGAACGACGCGCTGCCGTAGCAGGTGCCGTTGTAGGTGCCATCGGTGCCGTTGCAGCGCCAGTCGGCGGTAATCACAACGTCCGTGAGCGAGCCTTCGGTCGGCTTAACGAGAAGGCGTTCGATGATCCAAGAGATGGTAATCATGGGATATTAGGCTTCGAGTGCTTCAACACGGGCGGTGAGTTCCTTGATGGCGGCAACCAAGATCGGCACGATGCGGGACATATCAATAGACTGAGCTTTGATCGTTCCATCCTCATTCACGGCGTCCTTCTCACCGTTCACGGCAGCGGGGACAACCTCGGCCAGTTCGTGGGCAATGAATCCCTCACCGTTGGAGCCATCAGATTTCCACTTGTAGATCGAAGGCTTGAGCGCATTGACGCGAGCCAGACCTCCAGACATCGGAGCAACCGATTCTTTTAGTCGGTAGTCGGAAGTGCTGTTGAAAGTTGCGCCACCTGTGGTGACAGAAACATTTCCAACAGCAGTTCCACTGCGAGTGAAATACAAAACGATTCCGTCTGTATTTCTGTTAAAAGCTCCAGCAACTCCAGATGTGTTTGAAACACTCAGGAATGTCGGCTGCAATGCAATTCCATTGACTGAATTGTAAGCTGGGTTCGTATTCGTCGTCCCTACCAACAGATTCCCGCTCGCGTCGAACCTTCCAGCCTCCGTATCACCAGAACCACCGCCGCCAGCGACTCGGAACGTGATAAATCCGGTTCCAGCAGTCGCTCCGTATGAACGAATCGTGGTTTCGTTCGATGAATAGCCGAGAACGGCTCGATTGGTCTGGTTCGCAGTCAAACCGCCAGCAGCCAAAACAGCACCGGCAGAAAACACGCTGCCAGCAGCGCCGCCGCTAGGAGTCAGCCCCACGCCCAGCCCCGTGGAGTTCAGGGTCATGGCGGTGCCAGCGACTCCGCCGACGTTCGACCAAGTGCAGACACCATCATTTGCAATCCTGAAACGCTCTGTCGCGCTAGCTCCTGCACCAGTACCTATTGAAAAGTATGTACCTTGATACGATTCAAGGCCCATAACTCCGGCATTTGCAAAAGATACACCATATTGAGTTGCGCCAACAAAATAGCGAACCGCGTTTGTAACTTTTGCGTCTCCGTTTACATCAAGCGCATAAGCAGGCGTAGTGGTAAGAATACCCACCCGATTGTTCGCCGAATCCACCTTCAGGGTGCTGGTGTCCACCGTCAGATCGCCGGTGATGGTGGCTGAGGCGAGGGTGGCGGTGCCGCCGGCCCCAAGGATCTGGTTGCTGGTGATCTTCTTCGTGGTGCCACTCGCCGCCATCGACGTATCGGAGACATCCACAATCGGCAGAACGTCTGCCGCGGGATCGACGGTGGTGATGGCCGCCAAGGCCGTGATTTTCGTGTCTGCCATAGTGTCTAGTTTGCTTGGATGATGAGTTTGCCTGTGTCCTCTTGGAGCAGGAAGTCCCCGCTTTCCAAGAGCAAAGAATCGAAAGTGCCGAAGGTGATGACGATCTTGTCAGTGCCGTCCTCCAGCAGAACAAAGAACTCGTCCTCCTGCAGCAAGTCACGCCGCAGTATGGGATAGTCCGCACCGCCGCCGCCGCCAGCGAACCGCTGGACGTCAACGCCGAGGCCTAGTCCCAGTCTCATTGATTAGACCCACTTGCGGTTGTACGCCACGATACCGCCGCTGCTCAGAGCGAGCGATGTGAACACACCTGAAATCGAATCGCCGGCCTGTATGGTCACGCCAGAGCCCAAGCCGGTGATGTTGGACGTGCAGCCCGACAGGATCGACGTCGAGACGGCATGGATCTCCATCCAGTTGCCGCTCACCGTACCGTCGGCCGCGGTGATGTATTTGCCGCCGAACTCGCCGGCGAGCTGACGATTAGAGCCAACATTCATAAAGTGAACTTCTGACTGCTCCTCTTTGTGCCACCTTGCCAACCGACCTGCAAGCGTGTACCCCCGCACTTAACCCTAACCTCCGGGTTGTCGCGCTCAATCTCCTTCAGGAACTGCGAGTCTTTCCAGCAGTCGTAGCCGTACTTGGTGCCCCAGGCATGATACAGCGTAGGGTCGATGCGCATCCGAAGACGGCCGATGCCGTCCACACTGCGCAAGTCGGTCTGCGAGTCCTTGGCAATCCGCTTCTGCTGGATGCCGGCCTGCACCCAGTCCTTCTGGATGCCGCTTTCGAACTCCTTGATGACCGCACGGCGCAGATCGCCGGGAAGGTCATTCAGTGCGTTGCCGATCACTGAGGAAGCATTCTGATGCATAGACAGAGAAAAGGGGAGGCTGCTGGGTTTGTCCAGCAACCTCCCCGTGTTTGGAGCAATTAGCTCGCGCCGTTGAACATACCGAAGCCCGACGGGTTCTTCACAACCAAGCCGGCAATGGCCTCGACCAACCGAGCAGGACCGCCACCAGCGTCAGGCAGAGCCTTGACCTGCGGGAGCTTGGCATAGCGCACCTCGGCCATGTCCATGGGGATGACGTAGCCCTTGTAGGCCTGAGCCGACAGAGAGGTGCTGTTTTTACCTCCCAAAAAGGTCGTGGGATGTAAAATCAGCCGGCCAAAATCCCCCTCCATGATATCAATTGAGGATTTGAATGTATCATTTCCAAGCTCCTGATTAAAGGTGCGTACCGAAGTGGCAGCAATCGCGTTGGCATTGGTGACCTGGGTCGTGCCCGAGGCCGTCAGATTGGTGAACGCACGCTTCAGCGTGGTGCCCAAGATACAATCGTAATCGCGGAAGGTGCCGGTGTTGCCGTAGATGGCAGTCAGCACGTTCTGCGCGGTCGCCTCGGTGAAGGAGGCAGAGGCCGTGGTGTCGACAGCGCCGGAGGCCGGAGCGAACGCGGAGCCGGAAGCGCAGGCGCCGATGTTGGAGCTGTTGGTGCTGGTCAACCAGTTACCGAGCGAGCCGGTCAGGTACGGGTTCGTACCGTTGTCGGCCTGCGACGCCTGGTTGGTGCACATGAAGGTCGACTCCATGTCGCGCTTGATCTGAACGAGCTGCTTGGCGATGCCGTTGGCAAGCTCATCGGTCACACCAGCGACGTCCTGAGTCTCGGCGATGAAACCGATACGCAAGTCGCGGCGGAAAGCCTGAGCGTAGTTGTTCAGGCGGGTCCGGTTGGTAACCGGGTTGGCAGCGCTCGAAACGGTCACGTCGGTGCCGTCGACAACGCCCTGCAGAACTGGGGCGCCGTAGTTATCGACGAGCCACGAGAACTGCATATTCCCGAGGTCCTTGCCCTTGGGGGCCATGGACACGAACGGGGTCGACTTGGCGTCGACGATGGCGATGTAGTCCGCCAGATCTTCACGAGCGGCGGAGGTGGAAGCGAGCGGCACAGAGCCGCCCTGATTAGGTTGGAGCAGGGGCATGGTTAGAGCATCCTTTTCAGTACTTGAGCCAGTTCACTTTGACTCCCGGTCTTCGAAAACTTCGACTTCGCCTGCTGCAGGCCGACCGTAGCCGCATCCTTTTTCACAGGAGCAGCAGTAGGTTTGCCCGGCTGACTCGGTGCCTTCACGATGGGCTTCACCGCGGGTTTCCCCTTCGATGCCTCCAACCGCAGCTTCCTGCCAGCAATGAAATCGCCGATGAGCACCTGATACTCCGGCAGGCTTGAGAGCTGCGGCAACTGCCGCAACACCGTCTGCGCTTCCGTGTACTCGGCACTGGCACGGTCCTTCCACCAAGGATAGAGCTGCTCGGCCACCGGCTTGATCTGCTGATAGTTTTGCAGGAAGCGAGCGCGATTCGGGATGTGCAGATCCAGCGCATCTTCGACACGCCTTCTGATCTGCTTCACCTCATCCGCGCTGTACTCCTTGCCGTCTACTTCGCAGCCGTCGATGTTGTCCTCGCACCACCGCTTCAGGTTCCTGGCTTTGCTCCACTCATCGTTGAGTTTGGACGCATCCCAGACATCAGCGAATGGATCGTTGGACGCCACCGCAGGCACAGGCCGCTCGGCTTGAGTCTGCTCCAGCTTGCTCTTGGCGTCGTTGAGTTCACGCTCAAGCGCCTCGGCCTTCTCCAGCGCCTCTTTCTTCTGGCGCGTGAGCTTGTCGATACGCTTGCGGAAGCCCAACGACTCGTCGTTGTCTTCGGATTCCGAAAGAACTTCATCAGGCGGCTCGGCCTGACTCTCCGTTTCTTCAGCGGTCGGTTCCGCCGCCTGCTCCTCGTCCGCACTCACGGTCGTAGGCTCAGGCTCCGACTGTTCAACGGGCTGATTCGCCTTCTCTTCATCCCCGCTGAATCTTGACTTCAGCAGCTTCGCCAACGCCGATTCGTCGAACTGCATCGGGTTGATTGGGGGCTGTGCCGTGTTTTGGGCAGGTTGCGCTTCCTGTGTCGTATTCGGGATGTCCATGCTGTTTTGACCCTGCAAGTCGGGTATGGTTCGCCAGGGTGGTTAAAGGCCCACCAAGAAGCCGTTGTTGTAGTGAGATATCAAGAATGACGAGAAGTCAAATCTTTCTCACTTCTGAGCGAGCTTATTAGCAAGCCCAAATCTTGTATCGCAGCAGCCCGACCGCAGTTGTAGGCGCGGTCTTCTGCTGACAGGTTAGGCATAATAGCAGAACGACTCTCGTCCTCTGCCGTATCTGCAATGATCTGCAGGAATGCCGCAATTACCGGGTGCTCGTCGGATACCGACAGAGCCTCGGCCAGTTGTTCTTGATTCAATTTCATTGCACGCCAAGGCGGCCAGTGACCGCATTCTGCTGTTGCTGCACGCTAAACTGCAGATTCTCGATGTACTTCTGCAGGTTGGCTTGGAAAAGCTGATCCTGCTGCAACTGGGCTTGGTACTTCGGATTGCTCGCCAGCACCTGCTGGGCGAACTGCAGGCGCATAGCAGCCGTCGGGTCGTTCTCACGCAGCATCGGGGGATTCCCGAGGCTGATGAGCGCGATCTCGTCGTTGGTTTCGCCGAACATCTTCTGGGCAGCCGGTCCCTGCTGCATCACCAGCTCGCTCGCAAGGTTGGGATCAATGCTGCGAAGAGCCACCGAGATCAGCTTGGCCCGATCAATGACGCCGGCAGTGTCCAAAGGCAGCACCAGGGTGCTGATAGCCTTCAGCTTCTCGGTCACCAAGTCGGTCGAGAGCTCGCGGATGTCGAACTTTAGCATGACATCGAAGTCCTGCACGTTCTCCGGCAATGGCGTGGTGGAAGCCGTGATGCGCATGATCTCCGCGGGTCCGACATACTGCAGCGTCAAGGCCAGCACCTGCCGGAAGGCCTCGGTCCACCCGTGCAACCAGTTGTTGATCAGGCGCTGCTGGCGCATCTGAGTGACCGCAGGCGGCACCTTCTCGGTGGGGCGCCCGAAGTACCGATCGGTCTGCGCCATCACCGAGTCGATCAGGTTGAAGGCAACGCCGGGCTCACGAGCAGGAGGCGCTAGGAAGCCAATCTCACCGCGGCGCAGCACAGGCACCTGCACGGCCGGGCCGATCTTGAGGTTGCCACCGCGGGTCTTGGGCACCTCGATGGGAGGCAGCGTGGCCAAACTGGTGTAATCAAAGATCGAGTCGCGCTGGGCCTTCACCTCATGCTGCCAGGTCGAGCAGATATCCGGCACGCCGCGGCTCTCGGTGATCTGACGATGCACCACCTCCGAACGCCACACCACGAATGGGTACTGTCCGTGCGAGTACTCCAGCGCCTCGAAGTAGCCCCACTTGTCGCCCACCTGGGGGGAGAAAACCGTGTAGAACACACCCGGGATACCGTCGCTATCCACGGCTTTCTGGTAAGCGTAGACCACCTCGATCAGGTTCTCACGGTCGAGCAACGAGTTTTCAGCCAATCCAACACTGTACGAGAAGTCCGAGTAGTCGCTGAAACGGCCCATCGTGTTGATTGCCTCCTGCGCCCACTCGCTGTCCCAGCCCTCGACCTCGACCTTGTTCAGCAACTGAGCTTCGGTCATGTAGAACCGGCGGAAAATGACCCGTGCCGACTGGATATCGGTGGTCTCCGGCGGAAACACCATCTCATCCCACGGCGCCAAGGCCGCGATCATCGGCTTGTTTGTAACCATCGTGGGCACCGGGAAGTCACACTCGCCCTCGTCGCGCAGCTCGCGCACAGCCTTCAGAGCCCGGCGCTTCTTGAGATTCGGGAAGGCAGCCATCAGCAGCTCCGCGGACTGGTCATCGGCCTCCGGGTTGGCAATCAGGTTAGGCAAGTCAGCCAGAACTGAACCCTCGGGCGACTGCGCAGCCAAGGCCATGATCTGATCCATCGTCAGATACTGCTCCTTCTGACCCAGCTCCTGCTGCCAGGTGACGTGCACACCAGCCCAGCCGTAGGTCCACAGGTACTGCGACAACAACTCGACCTCACGGGTCAAATCGTTGTACATCTTAGCATTGGTAGCCCAGTCCATCAGGTTGTGGGCGGTCACAGCCTGATCAAGCTGGCTCACGTTGCTCGGAGAAACCCGGAGCATCGAGCGCCAGAACGACGTCGAGCACAGATCCACAAGGCCATTGATTACCTCATCGGCCAGCGGAATGCGCGTGTCGCTCGCACCATCCCAAGGAAACGCCGGCTTGTTCCGGTTGGCGTCATTCCACTTCTTGCCGTCGTCGGTCTGCCCAGCCCACCGGCAATACCGCACCTGTTCGACACGGTCGACACGGGCAAACACACCGTAATCGGTAGCACTGCGCCGTAGCTCCTCGGTCAATGCCGGCACATTGGGCTCCTCGCCAACCCGGGCCATCACGTCTGTCGCCGTCTTGTAGGAATCTCCTTGCATAGTGTCTTGTGTTAGTATCCACCGCCGCCGCGACTATCAAAGCCCCCACGGCCGACAAAGGCAAGGCCCGATACCAACAACATACCCAGGCAGTCGATAGGATCTTTGGTCGCGCCCTTTTGCCCATCGCGTCCGGTATGCTCCGACAGCGCATAGATCAGGTTGGTGCAGTCGTTCACAACGTACAATTGTGGCTCGTTAATCGCCGTCAGCTCCTGCGTTGCATCGTAGGAGAGTTGCGAGTTGATCGCAGACGTCCGCTGGTCCACAGGCACTCCCGGCGCCGGTATGAAGGCCATGCCTTCATCAGTCGGATCTTCGGATTCGGCCAAAAGGTCGATCAGCGTAGTGCCTCCAGCCTCCGATAAAGCAGGCGATCCACCCGCTTTCGGGTCGATCAACCGCATCACCGGCTCGCCATAGCCCAAGTCCGCCTCAATCTGCCTGAACAACCTCCGGTACTCCGAGATCGACCGGCCAGCCTCCAGCGTCTGCGCAGGCCCGGGCTTTCCATCAGCCTTCTCGCTAGGCAGCACCCACTCGCCGTAGTTGCTGAAGTCCGGGAACTCCCGCACCACCACCCGCTTCCCATCCTCATAAACCAGCATCCACAAGGCATACCAGTTACGCGCACCCGCAGGATCGCAAACCATGTACAGCGTCCCGCCAGGAGGCACCGAGGAAGCCGGTATGCAATGAATATCAGGCCTGAACCGCGCAAAGGCCTTCCCAATGTTGTCAGAAGCCCACCCATAGGCCCGTGTCAGTATCTGCCCCATAGGCGAAGCCACTAGCTTCGACTTCATCTCATCGAACGGGTTGTACGGGTTGTCCTCCGAGAAGAAGAACACAGTCCGCCTATTGGTCTGATTCTGCACCATAGTGCGAGCAGCCTTACCCACAGGCCACGTCGGCAATCCTTGTTTGCCCTTGAGCAACTCAGCCTCGTGGAACTTCGTAATAGCAGAGCCTGCAGTAAACTCCTTGTACACACTGGCCACACCCTCCAGCGGCGTCTGTGTGATCAACAGCTTGCCTCTCCTAGTAATCAACCGATACCGCAGCGTCTCAACCCAGCTCTGTGGCACCAACTCGTCGCACCAGATCAAGTCAGCCTCCCGCCCCTCAATCGTGTTCTCCGATTGCGTGTAGTTCAGGAAGTCGCACCTAGAGCCATTAGGAAGAATGAACGATCCATCTGTGAAACCGTTCTTTCTACTGTAGTTCAAATAGTGAATGCGACCCTTCTTGGTAGCTCGTAGTGCCACCGGAAGATAGTTGTAGATCGCCGGCTGCTGCACAGTGACACTAGTGGCATGGCTTGTGTGACAGCACAGTACACTAGCGTTCTCCTTCTCCAGAAGCGTTTGCACAACACGCCTAGCTGCCCACAAAGTCTTACCAGCACGGTTGCCGCCGCTGATCAGTAGCTCCTGGGTGGCTCCATACTCCGCATTGGCAACCTCCCAGTGGTCCGGGATGTAGCCGTAGGTGTACGGATCAGCCTTCTCCAGTAGGACAAGCTGCGTGCGCTTCTGCTTCAGCTCCAGTGCCCGAGGGTGCGATGCGTCGACCTTGGGTATGACAGGGTGCTGCGGCTGTTCGTTCCACCAGGCCGTGTTGCACGCCTCGGTGCAGAAGCGCTTCTGCTTAGGTCCGCTGTGCTGCTTGATGATTACCAGCGGAGTGTTGCAGGTCATGCAGCGCGGTGCGGAGGCGACGGCGGAGGAGGCGGAGTTCACGGCGGAGGTGTGTGTTTTCGAGGGTGAGATCGAGGTTGTCCTGGGTGGCGATGGTGAGGGCGGTGAGGTAGAGGCTTTCCTGATATTTTTCGTTCGAGGAAACCCGTCGCCTTTTAGGCGTTGCCGCAATCCGCCGACCCCCTCCCCCGGGGGGTGCCGCGGTGACTGCTGTTCCACCTGCCGTAACGGGGTAGGACACTGGCTTTCTGCTCATGGTGCAACGTGCGTTTGGCCCAATGTTTACGCGGGTTTGCTGCGTGTTTGCGTGACCAAGTGAATATAATACGGATTGTGCATCAATGCGTCGAAACAGGCCTAAACTCGCGTGTTTCGGTGGTTGCCGCGGTGGAGGGGTAGGACATTTGGGGCCACTACCTAAACCGCATCTGGCAGTTGCTCGTCGTTCACAGGGGTCACATCGCGCTCTTTCAGGTCCTTCATTAGGTCGCGGTGGCTGACACTGGCTGTCATAGCGAGGTGAATGCTGGTGGGCTGGCCTTTGATGACCGAAAGTTTATCTGTCAGCACGGCGACCGCGACCGGTAAACTCCTATCGTCGATCAAGTTAATAGAGGATTCAGCGAGCCTCCGTGTGCCTTTCCAGATTGCAACCTCCAGAAAGCCGGTAACATCACGACGCCAGTCTTCCTCATTGTCGGGGTAATCCGATGGAACCTTGACGCCTCTGATCAGCTTGAAAGCGGTTGCCTGGCATACCCCAGCATCAGCAGCGATTTTCTCCAGTGGCTTGTTGTGCAATATTCCTTCAACAACAGCGTCAGCGCTTTCTTGTGTTAGCTTACTATTGAAATGCTGGTTAGGATGATTGGACTTGATGTATCCAATCTCCTCTGCCGCTTTTAGAACCTTCTCTTTTACTCCTTCTGGAACCTTTCCTTTGCCAGATAGAACAAACTGGGCGTGATGATGATACACGCCAGCAGCAGTTGCTACATCGTGAAGGCTAGGCTTCTTTTTCTTCTCACCCGGCATAAGGCGCAAAGCTGTAGGGGAACTCTCCCCAATGGTTGAGTTGCTTTTTGGGCATCATGGAGTAGTGCGGCACTTCGCACAGGCTCATCCTAAAGGCAGCCGCGAAGTCTTCTGAGAGGTACTCCAGTTGCCCCGGCATGGTGTCTACGGCGAACGGCATCCACAGCGTGGGGAACTCCTCGACGCGCACGTCCTTACACCAGTCGATTCTATAGGGGGGTGCTATGTCCACCCTCCCGAGCTTTTCTAACGTCTCTACGAGGCGTTTACGAGGGATTGCGAGGCATCCGCTGGCGAACATCTGAATCGGAACCAGCTCACTAGCCGACTCTGCGTTGGCCGTTTGGAACTTCAGTGCCTGCAGGTGCTCGGCTTTGGGACGTAGGGCTGGCCTAGGCGGCAGTGTGCGGCATGGGTAGGGGATGCACACGGTTGCCTGGTGCTGATGGGCGAGCTCTGCCATACGCACGATGTCGGCCGCGGCGAACTCCACGTCATGGTCGATTTGCACCCAGACGTCCTTGCCGGAATCGAGGAACCACTTGGTAGCGCGGCAACGGCTGCGGCTGATGAGCGCATCCTCGCGGATGGTGCGGAGATCTGTCTGGCGATCTGATCGTGCAAAGGTGGCTGTCAGGTCGACCCAAGACATCAGGCAGGCTGCTGAGATGCCGCCATAGGCATACAGGCTGACGTGGATGGAAGGCCTAGTGCCATCCTTGGTCTCTGGCTGCACCACCGACTTCGGCTTGGGTGCGTACAGG